ACGATTACAACGAATTTATCAGGCAGAAAGCGCAGCTAGACGGCAATTATGGATTTGATGCGGACTATATGCCGCCATTCCTGTTCCCGTTCCAGGCCGCGCTAGTCGAGTGGGCCGTCCGCAAGGGGCGCGCCGCCGTCTTTGCCGACTGCGGCATGGGTAAGACGCTCATTGAAATGGTGTGGGCTGAGAACGTCGCCGCTCGTACCGGGAAGCCGGTGCTCATTCTAACCCCCCTGGCCGTAGCGCCGCAATTCCAGCGCGAGGCGGAGCGGTTCGGGATTGACGCAGCGCGCTCCCATCGCGGCGAGATTCCGGCCCGCGTGGTCATCGCAAACTATGAGCGGTTGCACCTATTCAAGCCGGCCGATTTTGGCGGCGTGGTCTGTGATGAATCCAGCATCCTCAAATCCTTCGATGGGGTGCGCAAATCTCAGATCACCGAGTTCATGCGCCAGATGAAGTATCGGCTGCTGGGGACGGCAACCGCCGCGCCTAATGACTACATCGAATTAGGCACGTCGTCTGAGGCGCTGGGCTATCTGGGGTACATGGACATGCTCGGTCGCTTCTTCACCAACAAACGCAACACGTCACACAACATGCAAGGCCGTTGGCGCGGCGGCGAAGAATGGCGCTTCAAGGGCCATGCCGAAGATGCTTTCTGGCGTTGGGTTGCGTCCTGGGCGCGGGCGGCGCAGCGACCGTCAGACCTGGGCTATGACGACGACGGCTTCATCTTGCCGCCGCTCAATGTCATCGAGCATATTGTCCAGGCCAATACCCCGCCGCCGGGGATGTTGTTTGCCCTCCCGGCTATCGGACTGCAAGAGGAGCGCGAGGAGCGCCGCCGGACGATCCTGGAGCGGTGCGAGAAGGCCGCCGAACTGGTAGCCGATACCGGCCGGCCGGCGGTGATATGGTGCTCCCTAAATGACGAGGGCGACATGCTGGCAAAGCTCATCCCCGATGCCGTCCAGGTATCCGGCAAAGACTCGGACGACGCCAAAGAAGCCAAGTTTGACGCCTTTACGACTGGCCAGACGCGCATCCTGATTACTAAGCCGAAGATCGGCGCGTGGGGTTTGAACTGGCAGCACTGCGCCCACGTCGTCTACTTCCCGACCCATTCCTACGAGCAATACTACCAGGCCGTGCGCCGCTGCTGGCGATTCGGTCAACAATGCTCCGTCACGGTTGACATCGTGGCGACTGAGGGCGAGGCCGAAATCCAGAAGAACCTACAACGTAAGTCAGACGCGGCGGCGGAGATGTTCGCCCGTCTTGTGGCCCACATGAATGATAGTCTCAGCGTCGCCCGCGTGACGACGCACAACACCCCTATGGAGGTTCCGACGTGGCTGTTCTAGATCAACTCATCACCAATGATTACGCGCTCTATTGCGGCGACTGTATGGAGGTCATGGCGCGATTTCCAAACGAGTCGATACACCTGTCTATCTACTCGCCGCCGTTCGCCGGGCTGTACCAATACAGCTCTGATGAGCGAGACTTGTCCAACAACATTGATTACGATAGTTTCATGTGCCACTATGAGTATGTGGTCAAGGAACTGTACCGCGTGACCATGCCCGGCCGGATGACCGCCGTTCATTGCATGGACATTCCCCGCTCGAATAACGGCAAGTCGGATAGCCTCATGGATTTCCCCGGCGACATTATCCGGCTTCACGAGCGCAACGGCTGGCAGTACGTCGCCCGCTATCACGTCTGGAAAGAGCCGCTAACCGTCCGCAACCGCACGATGAAGAAGGGGTTGGCTCACCAGACAATCGTCGAGGATTCTAGCCGCTGCTCTGTCGCCAGCGCCGACTACCTGCTCGTCTTCCGTCGGGACGGCGAGAACCATATCCCCATCACCCATCCCCACGGACTGCGCCACTATGCCGGTAGTCGCGCAATGCCCGCCGATGTGCAGCGTTACCGCAATTGGAGCGGGCCGCAAATCGAGAACCGCTACAGTCATTGGATTTGGAGACAATACGCCAGCGCGTTCTGGGATGACGTGCGGCTTGACCGCGTATTGCCCTACAAAAAGAGCCGCGATGAAGAGGACGAGCGGCATGTTCACCCCTTGCAACTGGACGTAATCGACCGGGCTATCACCCTGTGGAGCAATCCCGGCGAGCGCGTTTTGACCCCCTTTATGGGCGTAGGCTCCGAGGTCTACGGCGCGGTTTGCGGCGGTCGCGTCGGTATTGGCATAGAGCTAAAGCGCAGCTACTACCGGCAAGCCGTCAAAAATCTGCAACATGCGGGGGGCGACGAATACTCCGATATGCCGCTGTTTGGAAACCACGATGGCGGCATGGTCGACGACGAGGAAGAATGAGCACGATCATTCTAGTAGCCGCGCTGCTAGTCGCCCCGGACGCCGCCCCGGTTGACGGGCAGCGCGGCTACGCCTCAGCCTACGCGCCGAACGTCTTCGAGGACGTGGTACGCCATCGCTTTGCCGCCGGCCTGTGGCCCACGCCGCCGCCGTGGAACTGGTACTATGAGGTTCAAGGCTACGTCGCCGGGACGGACTGCGCCCGCGTGGGCGAACTGGCGACGCTTTACGACGCGGGCGGCGCGGCTTACACCGTCCTTTACGCCGATTGCGCGGGGGACGCGGCGACGCTCGATTGGATGCTGAAGAATCGGATCGTGGTTGAACTGGACGCGGCGCTATTCGAGCGATTGACGGCGGCGCATGGGCGGCCGCTAGAGGTGACACTAGAATGACCAGACGCGGCGGAACACCCTATCTCGCTACCCCCGACGACGCGGCCCGCGTGCTGGCCGCGCTCCGCGAGTGCCCCGGCCTGACCGAGGGCGCGATAGCGGTATACCTGAGGATGAGGCGCAACGTGGTTCACAGCGCCATTTTGCGGCTTGAAAACGAGCGGCGCACGTGGGGCGTGCTGCTGTGCGAAGACGGGGTAGGGGGACTGAGTGTTATGGAGGCGATGGTGAAATGACCGTCTTAAACTATGCCGCCATGCCGCACCTGACGCGAGCGGCCAATAAGCGCGCCTATGAGCGGCTACACACGGAATATCCTGAGTATGCCGAGGCGCTGATGCTGGATATTGCCGGCGGCGCGCGACAAGAGGACGCCGCCCGGCGCATCTCGGAATTGTTCGATAGCGCCGGCTGGCAGCGCTGGCTAACGATGGCCGCCGCGCACCTGGCGGGGCAGGGGGCGGCGCAATGAACAACATCCCTGAAATCTGCATCTCCCTCTGCGGCGCGGTTATCCTCGTTGCCGCCGTCCTGCTGCTGCCAGCGTGGCGCACGGCACGGCGGGGGAAGGACTATGTGACGGTGCAACGGGGGGCCGTATGAGCGGCCGTGGCCCGCGCTACGCCCGCAAGCCGGACGGCAATCAGTCTGAGTTATCCCGGCAGCTTGCCGACATTCCCGGCCTGATTGACCTGGACGTGTCCCACCTGCCCGGCCTGGGGTGCGACCGGATAGTGTTCTATCGGGATAGCGTGCGTTTTGTGGAAATCAAGGTCAGCGAGAAAGAGCCGCTTACCCCGGCTGAGGAACGGCTACGGGACGCGGCCGGGCCGCTGTGGGTGCGCGTCGTGACGGTGGAGGATGTGCTAGAGGCGTTTGGGGCGGTCTGACCCGCTTTACCCGGCATATCAGACTGTGCTATACTAGGGGGGGGGCTTACGCAATCGCATCGTTAGCTATGGCCGCAAGCCGGCCGACCAATTTACCGCTAATCCGCTCAACTGGCGCGTACATCCTCAGAATCAACGCGAGGCCGTAGCCGCGTCTCTGCGTCAACTCGGCTGGATTGACGTAGCGATAGAGAACGCGGTTACGGGTAATTTAATCGACGGGCATGAGCGGGTATGGCAAGCGCTTAAAACCGGTGGCGAAGTGCCGTTCATTTCCGTCGAGCTAACCCCAGAGGAGGAAGCGCTCGCCCTGGCAACGCTTGATCCGCTTACGAATATGGCCGGCACGGACGCGGCCAAACTGGATGAATTACTCCAGCAGGTACAGACGGATGAGGCGGCGATTCAGGCGATGTTGGCACAACTAGCCTCCCGCGCCGGACTTTACCCCAGCAATCCGTGGGACGAATGGCAAGGTATGCCGGAATTTGAGAACGAGGCTCAGGAGTCATTTTTAACGCTAAAGGTTCACTTTGCCACCTCGGAGGACGTCGCCAATTTTGCCAACTTGCTGGGGCAGACAGTAACGGATAAATCTAGGTATATCTGGTTCCCGCCTCAGCAGCCTTCCCGATGGAAGGAGCACGTTGCCCATGAACCCTAGATACCCCATTTTTATCCCGACGAAGGGCCGCTACAAAACGCCGTACACAATCCGGGCGTTAGAGCGTATCGGCGTTCCGTTCATGGCTGTTGTAGAGGCTCAAGAGTACGAACAGTACGCTGAGGTGGTAGACCCTGACCGAATTCTGGTATTGCCGCACCGTGACAAAGGGTTGACCGTCACCCGAAATTGGATATGGGACTATGCTCAGCGCGAGCTAAAAACGCCGTATTTTTGGACGATAGATGATAATATCTCGCACTTTTTTCGGCTTCATAGGAACGTAAAATATCTGGTCGCTTCGGGGGCTATCTTCTGTGCTATAGAGGATTTTGCAGAGCGGTACGAGAATCTTTATATCTGTGGAATGCAGTATGAGAAGTTTGCGCCGCGCAAACAACACCGCCCGCCGTTTATTCTGAATACACGCATTTATTCCAATATGCTGATCAAGACGGATATACCATATCGCAATCAACTATTCTACAATGATGACACCGACCTCTGTTTGAGGATACTAAAAGATGGACAGTGTATCGTGCTCTTTAATGCGTTTTTAGCTCACAAAATAACGACCATGCGCGTTCGCGGCGGCATGACTGATTACTACGAACAAACGAATAAGCGCCGCCAGTTTGCCGAGGAACTACGCCAGGCGCATCCCGACGTTGTTAAAGTCGTCTGGAAATACAATCGCTGGCATCACCAAGTAGACTATCGCCCGTTCAGAAATAACCGGCTTATCAAAAAGCCGGGGGTAGTCATTCCCGATGGGCCAAATGAGTATGGCATGGTGCTCATGGATATGGCGGCTTGACATGACCGGCGCAGACGTTAACGAAGTGAGACGGCCGTCCGCTAAAAAGGCCGTTCACCTGCCAACGGCCGCCCAGGTAGAGGACGCGCTGCGCAAAGCCGCGGGCAACGTTACGGCCGCGGCGCGTGGTCTAGGTATCAGCCGGACAGCGCTACATCGTCGTATCAACCGCTCTCAGGATTTACAGCGCGTGCTACAGGAGGAACGTGAAGCGCTGGTGGACATGGCCGAAAGCGCTCTGCGCGCCGAGGTGCTAGACCGCAACATGACGGCGATCATCTGGACATTGAAAGCCAGCCCGGAGGCCAAACGGCGCGGCTGGTCGGAGCGGACGGAGCACACCGGGGCAGAGGGTGGGCCTATCGCCCTCCGCGATGATTCAGTAAAAGAACTAACCAATGACGACTTACGGCGCAACCTGGCCGCGCTCGGCCGCGTCGCCGCGCTCCTGGCGAGTGAGGACGGAGAACCACTACCAGGAGACGCAGACGAC